TAGATCCTATTAAATCATTAAACTATAGGATTAATGATTTTAAAGAAGGACTACGAAATACCTCTTCTTTATTTACTGCAGATGTTCAAAAAGGAGGACCAATTGAACCTAATACTATTATTGAAAGATATATTGTGGGAAATGCACAACGTTATGAAAAATTTAACACGTTGCAAAGAAAACTAAAAGCAGCTCAAACATTGAAGGCAACAGAAGATAATATAGATGAACTATTTAAACGAAGAGGAGAAAATAAAAATCTTTCTGCACTTAGAGATAATCGATTTAGACCTATTAATATTACTAAACCAATGAGACAAGGTTTTGAAAGAATTGAACAACAACTACGATCTAATTTTGATGACGCTACGTTACCAGCTGGTTTGCCAGATTACGTAAAAGATATATTAGATAATTTAAAAGAAACTATGCAAAACATTCCATTAGGTGATAATTTTTATAAATATATTAAACCAGAAGACTGGTTAATTAAAAAACAAAGCTCGATCCCAGGAGCTGGCAGCGAGCGACAAGTGACTCAGGTACCACCTTTGCCACCTCAACCAATGCCAAATCAACAAGTAATTTCTCCACCAATGCCGCAGATGTCACAGTTAAATCAAGGCTTGACACCAGCGGAATCTTCATATTTAAGCGAAGATGAGAAACAAATTAGACTAAGACAAAGAGGACTAGCGTAATGGCAAATGGTAAGAACCCAGAAACTGAAGGCGAACATATTATAGCCATCTATGGTCACATAGAAGGTTTAAAAAAAAGTCATGATGAATTTGCCAAAGATATTTGTCGAGTAGAAAACAAATTAGATAAATTTGAAGGTCATATGGTGGAACTACATAATAAGTTAGACAGAAATTTTAGTACTACTACTTGGTGGGTAGTAGGTGGATTAGCAGCTTTAGTTATTGCCATCATTGGCTTACTTAGTTTTAGATAAAGGAAAAAGAGATGGCGGGTGAAGTATTAGTTCATAAACATTTAATCATTCGCGCAGAAGCAATAAGTCCTCCTATGAACACAGAGTTTTTAACAGACTGGTTAAAAGCTTTTATTAAATTTATTAACATGAAAGTATTAATGGGTCCTTATGTTATTTATCATGATGTACCAGGAAACAGAGGAATTACAGCTGCCGCTATTATTGAAACGTCACATATTGTAATGCATGTTTGGGATGAACCATCTCCAGCGTTAATGCAGTTTGATGTGTACAGTTGTGGTGAATTTGAACCAGAAAGAATCTGTAGATTAATACAAAGAGATTTTGATATTACTAAAATAGATTATAAATTTTTAGATAGAGAAAATGATTTAACAGATGTAGGTGGAGGATACCATGTCTATAAAGATAGATTAAAAGATTTAGTTGCAAAAAATCATGAACAAAAACAAAAAGAAGCAAAAGAAAAATTATTATTAAGAACAAGAAAAGAAGTTGATATTAATAAAGATGGTCCAGGATACACAATTAAGAACGGATCAAATAAAGGCAAAAAACTAGCACATATACAAATTCCAAGTAAATCTTTATAAAAAAGTCTTCTATATCTCAACGTAGACGCACAAAATCACCCCTTGACAATACTCAGGTACCCCCTATATATGCTGCAGGTGCAGCAATGTGGCTGGCCTATAAACTTTGCTTAACAAGGAGGTTATATGACAGGTTTAGATTTATTTAATAAAATCCAAAAAGATCTTTGGGATCATTCACAACAAGCATTTGGTGATTCATTTGACAATATGTTTATGAATTTATCAAAAGTACAATCTTTCCCATTTTACAATGTGGTAAAATATGGAAAAGGTGAGTATGGAATTGAACTAGGTCTTGCTGGTTTTAACAAAAAAAATGTTAAAGTTGCTTACAAAGACGGTGTATTAACTGTTTCTGGTCAAGTAGATGACAAAGAAAAAGAATATATTGAAAAAGGATTAGCAGCTAGAAAATTCTTCAAACAATTTCAATTAAGAAACGATGTAATCGTGGACGAAGCGAAAATGGAAGATGGTGTATTAACAGTTAAATTAGGTGTTAATGAACCAGAAGAAATAAAAATTAAAGATATTGAAGTAAAATAATGACCATACATATATTGGTCATATTATTTATATTCATAATGATCTTTGGACTTAGTAAGGAGATTAAATAATGTTTCCTTATACAGCGGAAGAGTGGGAATTTATTTCCCGCTCTTTCACCCCCTACAAATGTATCCCATAACGGGACGATGATTTACTAAAACAACGTATCTATTTTCCATACGTTTAGGATTTTTTCTTGGTACTATAATAGCGTTTTCTTTCCACCAATCATCACAAGACTTATAAATTATTTTATTTTCTACATGGATATCTGTAGTAGATAAAATAAAAATAATACTAATTACTTTTAAATCCATTCTTTTAATTCTTCCCCCATAACTTTAGAAGCGATATTTACTTTGTTTCGTAATGCTGTAACAATTTTTTCATCTACAGTTTTTTCTGCAATAATATCTATATAAGTCATATTTCTAGTTTGACCAATACGATCAATTCTAGCTTCTGATTGTTGACGTTTTTCTAAATCATAACCATTAGAATAATAAATCATAGTAGAAGCGCCGGTTAATGTAATACCATAGCCGCCTGTTTGTGGAGTGCCTACAATAAATCGTACTGGACTTTCTTTATCTTGAATAGATTGAATAGCTTTTTGTCTATCATCTGTAGTAGTGTCACCATAATAAGTAACTACAGAATTATCTCCATATTCTTTTTTAATTGCTTCCACAATAGTTTCTATGTCATGACGATAGTGGGCCCAAATAACTGCTTTGCCTTCCATTTCAGATAATACATCCATGAGTTCATCTAATCTATGTGATTTAACTTTTTGAACTGTACCATCATCAGATTTAAAATGACCGCAAGTAATTTGATGTAATCGCATTAATTGTGTAATTACACTGCTAGTAGTAACTAATTTACCATTTAATTCTGCAAGAGCCATTTTTTTCATTTGTTCATAAACTTTTTTCTGTTCGTCCGTCAATTGTATGATTCGTTTCATATAAGTTTTTTCTGGAAGATCTAAACAATCATCTTTTAAACATCTAAATGAAAAAGGTTTTAGTTGATTAGATAGTTCACCAAGATTACGATAACCACTTACGATCTGTATCATACGTCCACTTACATTAATTTGTTTGGTAATTGCGTATCTAGTTTTAAAACTATAATAAGATCGTTGTTCTAATAACCAAGGATCTAAAAAATAACATTGAGTAAATAAATCTAATGGAGATTTAGTTACAGGAGAACCAGTTAATATTCTTTTATATTTTACATCATGGCCTAAATCTAAAATAGTTTTAGTTCTAATTGCGCTAGGATTTTTAATCGTAGTAGATTCATCAATAGCCATCATACACTCATGACAAGATAAAAATTTAGCTGCAAATATTTTTCCTTTTTTAGTAGATAATGCTTCCACATTCATAATTAAAATATGAAGATCATCAGATGATTTAAATAATTTTTTTAATTCTTCTTCTTTCTTTTTACCACCCATAGCATCCCACAATACCACTTCTTTTTCTATATGGTCCGGCATATGATCTGGAATTTGTTCATCCATCCATGTTTTATAAACACCTTTAGGAGCTATAATTAAAGCTCCATTAATTTTACCTTTGTCATAAAGCATAGCAATATTATCAATAAGAACCTTTGATTTACCAGTTCCCATTTCCATAAAGTATGCAAATACTTTTTTGTCCCAAGACATTTCAAGCGCTTTTAATTGATGAGCAAAAGGCTTGCTTTTAAATTTATAATGCATATAATAATTCTTTCTATTGAAAGGATATATATACTAAGTTATATAAAGTCAAGAATGAACAATACTGTCTATGTGATACAAGATGTCCCAGGTACTAGGGAAGGAAGACCTAAAATAAATATTATAGGTGCCTCTCAATTTGGTGCATTAAAAGTTTTATTACCTGAGAATGCACAAATTATTTTAAGTGCAGGGCCATTAGTGTTTAAATTACGTAAGCTGCTACAAAATTACACACCTGAAGATTACTTATTATTAACAGGAGATCCTGCCATAATTGGTGTTGCATGTTCAATTGTATCTGATATAACTAACGGCAAATATAAATTATTAAAATGGGATAAGCAAGAAAGGAGATATTATCCAATTGAAATTGACTTGTATCAAAAAGTTAGTTCCGAGACTTGACAAACGTATTTTAAGGGATTATATTAGAAAGCAAATTAGAAAGGTTATAATATGAATATAAATTTTAGAGATGATAAAATAGATGCAATGAAAGCTGTGGTTGATCCAAAACAACTTACAGATAAAGTGCAACAATTAAAAAATTTAGAGGATGAAATTGCTAACGCTGAAGATGGTGTTAAAAAACTAAAAGAGCAAGCAAGAATTATATCCGAGTTAGAAATTCCTTCTATGATGAAGGAAATGAATATTACAAAATTAAAGCTAAGTGATGGTGAGTCTGTTGAAATAGGAAAAATTTACAGCGCATCCATTCCTGAAGAAAAAAAGGAAGAGGCTTTTCAATGGCTTCGTAACAACGGTCTAGGTGATATTATTAAAAATGATATCACTGTTACCTTTGGTCGTGGCGAAGATAACAAGGCGGCAGATTATGCTGTCCTTGCACGAGGTCAGGGCTATGAACCCGTCCAGAAGATAAATGTTCATGCTCAGACACTCAAGGCACTGGTTAGGGAGCGCTTAGAGTCTGGACTCGAAGTGCCCCCTGATCTTTTTAAACCTTACGAGGGTAACCGTACAAAAATAACAAGGAGTTAATATGAACCAACAAGTAGCAGTAAAAAAAGCGGCACAAATGCCTTCTACTATATTATTTAGAGAAGATGCCGAGAAAGGTTTTGAGAATGTAAGACAGGAATCACTTGCTTTACCTATCTTAAAACTTTTACAAAACAGTTCCGGAGAAGCACAAAAACGTAATCAAAATTATGTAGAAGGTGCAGAACCTGGAATGTTATTAAATACAGTTACAAAAAAACTGTATAGTGGTGAGACAGGTATTAATGTCATACCGTGTTACTACAAATTAGAGTATCAAGAGTGGGCAGAATTTGGCACTGGCTCAGGAAGACCAGAACAAATTTATCCAGATACTTCTGATATCATTAGTAAGACTACCAAAGATGGAGGTAAAGATAGATTACAAAACGGTAATTATATCTTAACTGTTCATCAGAACTATGTGCTTATAATAGGAGATGATGGATCAGCTGAAACTGCTTTAATTTCTATGAGTTCTTCTCAAGGAAAAGTAAGTAGAAAATGGCAATCATTACAAATGTCTCAAACTATGACTGATGCAAATGGAACATTTACACCAGCAGCATGGAGTTACATTTATAATTTATCCACGGTATTGAATTCTGGAAAAGGAAATCAATGGTATGGATATGCTGTTAAAACAGTAGGTCCTGTTACGGACGAAAATTTATATGGAAGAGCAAAAGAATTCCATCTAAGTTTGAGCAAATAATTGACACAATTGGGTGGTAGCAATACCACCCAAACAAATAAAGGGATATATGATAGAAAGATTAAAAGAAATCTTTAAAGGATTAGAAACGGCATATGGTCAAACTAAAAAAACATCAGAAGTAAGACCCAATGGAAAACAAGAAGTAAAATCATTTACTATTAAACAGCCAGTTACAGAAGAATTGTGGCAAGCGCATATTAATGGAATAGAACCAGGACTAGGAATTGTCCCTATTAATGAAAACAATGAATGTAAATGGGGTTGTATTGACATAGATCAATATAATTTTGATCACAAATCTTTTATACAAAAAATTAGAAAACATAAATTACCATTAATATTATTTAGATCCAAATCAGGTGGAGCACATGTATTTTGTTTTACCGAAGAATTTGTTCCTGCATCTTTAATGAGAGCAAAACTACAAGCCATGGCATCTATTATTGGTTATGCTAAAACAGAAATCTTTCCTAAACAAAACAATGTAAAAGCAGAACGTGGAGATGTAGGTAATTTTTTAAACATGCCTTATCATGGTGGTAATCGTTCAGTTCGTTATGCCTTTGATGATGATGGTAATGCATTAACTATGGAAAAATTTTGTGAGTATTATGATATTCATGTTCTTACTAAAGAACAATTAATTAATTTACAATTTGAAAAAAATCAAGAACAAGAAACCATATTACCAGATGGACCACCTTGTTTGCAAACAATATTATCAGCAGGTCCTATTGTAGAAGGAGAAGCAGTAGATCATGCAGGAAGAAATAATGGGCTATTTAATATAGGGGTTTATTTAAGAAAAGTAAATCCAGATACATGGAAAAGTAAATTAGAAGAATACAACGTACCAAGATATATTAATCCACCATTAAAAGCAAATGATGTTATTACCGTAATTAATTCATTAGATAAAAAACAATATGATTATAAATGTAATGACAAACCTATTTGCGCATTTTGTCAGGAGAAACTTTGTTACACTAGAAAGTACGGCAAAGAAGGTGCGGCTATGCCTGAGATTACACAAATTAAAAAATTAAATTCAGATCCACCGTTATTTTTTGTAACGGTAGATGGTGAAACATTAGAAGTAGAACCAGAAGTATTACATGATCCTGAGAAATTTTCTATTGTTTGTTTAACACAATTAAACAAACCATTACTCCCTATTGCAAAACTTATATGGAGAAAAATGATTGCTAAATTATTAAACGAAATGGATGAACCTTTAGAAGCTCCAGACGATATGAGAATAGATGTACAGTTAAAAGAAGTATTGACTGAATTTGTAAGTCGTGCACCTGGAAAATCATTGTCAGATATTAAAAAATCTAAAGCATTTGTAGAAGATGGTACTTGTTATTTTAGATGGAAAGATTTTTGGAGAGCATTGGTACGAACTAAATCATGGCCTGATAAAACATATCCAAAAAATAAGACAATGAGATTAGTACAAAATCTGTTTGGGGGCAAGCAAGTATTCAAAAGAATAGATGAAAAAACAGAAAGAGTATGGGCAATTGATCAAATTGATCTAGAAAAAGTTTTCATTAGAAAGAATAAAGCTAAAGATGCTCCATTCAAATAGAACCATTATTCCTGGTCCTCCAGGAACTGGTAAGACCTATCGTTTAATTAATCATCATCTAGCTAATGAATTAAAAATAACGAGTCCAGATAAAATAGTTTATATTTCTTTTAGTAATGCAGCAGCTAATGAAGCTAGAAAAAGAATTGAAACCTTATATCCTAACAAAGAAGTATTAGTCAGTACTCTTCATTCTTTAGGAACTAGAGAATTACAATTAAATACCAATACACAATTATTACAAGGAAGTAACTGGAATGGTTTTAAAAATTATTCTCAGATATGTCAGGATCTAGAATTTGAAACGGTAATAGGAGAAAGCGGTATTCCTGAATATAGAAATAATTATATGAAAGTAATTGATTATGCGAGATCTAAAAAAATTACAGATCTAGAAGATGCTGCTATGGATTTAGATATTATTGATTCTATAGATATGGGTTTATGTAATCAAATTAAACAAGACCTAGAAGATTATAAAAGAGATTTTAACATGTTTGAATTTTCAGACATGATATCCGAGTTTATCAAGAGAGACAAATGTCCTTCCCTTGACGTAGTTTTTCTTGATGAAGCACAGGATCTTAGTCCTCTGCAATGGGACATGTTCTTTTACATTGAATCCCGATGTAAACGTTCTTACATTGCAGGGGATGACGATCAAACCATCTATGCTTTTCAAGGAGCTGATCCTACTATTTTTATTAATTTAGAAGGTACCTTAGATCCTCAAGAACAATCGAGACGTGTGCCTAGAAGCGTGCATCGAGTGGCTATGAAAATATTAGAAAATGTAGAACAACGAAGAGATAAAGTTTGGATACCTAGAGATGCAGAAGGAGAAGTCATTTATGATGCTTCTTTAGAACATATTAATTTTGATACAGGAAACTGGATGATTCTAACTAGAACTAATAATCAAATGAAATCAATCGTAGAGTATATGTTGTCGTTAGGACATAGGTTTGAATGTAAATACAATCCTCTACTTCCTACTGACTTGATGCAAGCAATTGATATCTGGGACCGTTTAAACAAAGGTGCAACGGTATCCGGAGAAGAAGCACAACTTGTATATAGCTATTTAACTTTTAAGGATGAACAAATTAAATATAAATTTTCTGGAGGTAAATCTTTAGATAATGTGGACAGTGTGGATCTAGATGAATTGATGCTGAACCACGGGTTGCTAGTGACGGGCGGCTGGGAACTATTTAATATAAATGAAGAGCAAAGATTATACATAAAAGATTTAATAGATAAAGGAGAAAATTTAACTAAACGTTCCAGAATTAAAATATCTACCATACATGGTGTCAAGGGTGAAGAAAGCGATAATGTCATTTTATTCACTGATTTAGAAAAAATTATTTATGATGCAGCTTTACGAGACAAAGATACAGAACATAGATTGTTTTTTGTGGGAGTCACGAGAGCAAAAGAAAAATTATACATCATGAGTAATGACTACGATTATCAATACAACATAGGAGAAGAAATCATATGACCAGCAAAGAAGACTTGGAACGATTGTTCCCATCAACGAGACAAGAAGGTGGAGATCATTATTCTAAACACAAAATACAACCATACACATTTATTACGGACAATAACTTGTCTTTCTTTCAAGGAAATGTTATTAAATATGTGGTTCGTTATAAAGATAAAAATGGTATTGAAGATCTTAAAAAAATAATTCATTACTGTGAACTAGAAATAGAAAGGTTACGAAAATGACTTTTGCGATGTTAGTGACTATAGTCATTGTAATGATGTATTATGTTATTTGAAGCAGCTATAGAATGGAATTGTCCCGATCATTTTCCTGATTTAAGTTTAGCAAAATATATTGCTATTGACTTAGAGACTAGAGATCCTAATTTAAAAACACAAGGATCTGGCGCAGTCGTTGGTAATGGAGAAATTATTGGTATTGCAGTAGCAGTAGAAGGTTGGTCTGGTTATTATCCTATTGGTCATAGAGAAGGAAATTTAGATAAACGAATTGTATTAGAATGGTTTAGAGAAGTTTGTGCAACTGATTCCGTAAAAATATTTCACAATGCTATGTATGATGTGTGTTGGATACGGTCCTATGGAATTAAAATTAACGGCCACATTGTAGACACTATGTTAATGGCGTCATTGATTGATGAAAATAGATTTGCATACACATTAAATAGTATTTCCTATGAATATTTACGAGAAGTCAAAGATGAAAAAGGATTAAGAGAAGCAGCAGAAGCTGCAGGAGTAGATGCTAAATCAGAAATGTATAAACTTCCGGCCATGTATGTAGGAGCTTATGCAGAAAAAGATGCAGAACTTACATTAGAATTATTTAAAGTATTATCTAGAGAAATTACCAAACAAAATTTAACAGAAGTATTTGATTTAGAAACTAGATTATTTCCTTGTCTAATTGATATGAAATTTAAAGGGGTTCGTGTCGATGTCGAACGCGCTCATATATTGAAGAAACAGCTATCCACACAAGAAGAAGAATTACTAGAACAAATAAAAAAAGAAACAGGCATAGATACTCAAATATGGGCAGCAAGATCGATCGCACAAGTATTTGATAAATTGAACCTGCCTTACTTAAGAACTGAGAAATCACAGGCTCCATCCTTTACTAAAAATTTTCTTTCCGAGCATAAACATCCTCTAGTACAGAAGATAGCAAAAGCTAGAGAAATAAACAAGGCTCATACTACGTTCATAGATACTATTTTAAAACATTCCTATCGTGGTAGGATTCATGCGGATATTAATCCTATTCGTTCGGACCAAGGCGGTACCGTTACAGGGAGATTTAGTTATTCGAATCCCAATCTACAACAAATTCCAGCGCGTAATAAAGATTTAGGTCCTATGATTCGTGGATTATTTATCCCAGAAGAAAAACATGTATGGGGATGTTTTGACTACTCCCAACAAGAACCAAGATTGGTTGTGCATTATGCAGCATCTACAGAACCTATTTGTTTTGATCCATCAGTTACAGCGATTGTAGAAAAATTTAAAACTAATTCAGTAGACTTCCATCAAACAGTTGCAGACATGGCAGGTATTTCTCGTTCTCAAGCTAAAACTATTAATCTAGGATTATTTTATGGAATGGGTAAAGCTAAACTACAAGCAGAGTTAGGTTTGAATACTAAAGCAGAAGCAGAAAATTTATTTAATCAATATCATCAAAATGTTCCTTTCGTAAAAGAATTGATGAATCGTACTTCGGCCCATGCGCAAAGTTCTGGGAGCATTGGAACATTACTTGGTAGAAGATGTAGATTTGATAAATGGGAACCTATTACTTTTGGTATGCATACTCCTATGACATTTGAAGAAGCAGACAGAACTTATGGTAGAGGAAAGATTAAAAGAGCCATGACCTACAAAGCATTAAATAAATTAATTCAAGGATCTGCTGCGGATATGACTAAAAAAGCTATGTTAGATTTATATGAAGAAGGAATTATACCACATATTCAAATACATGATGAATTAGATATTTCTGTAGAATCCGATGAACAAGCAAAAAAAATTGTTGAGATTATGGAAAATGCTGTTACATTAGCCATCCCCAATAAAGTAGATTATGAATCTGGTAAAACCTGGGGAGATATCAATGGATAATGTATATGACTTTTGGAGATGATCCCTTTGGACACAATGATAAAAATAAAAAAGGAATTACTCCTATGCAATTTTTTGTCATTTATTTAATTATGTGGTATTTATTTTCACATCACTTTTTTTAATGAATCATTGTATTTACAGAGTTTACATGGGTTTCTGTCTCTTGTTAAAAGAATGCAAATGTATTAAATTATTGTCCGATGAAACTATCAGCAAACTTCCAGCTAAGTGAGTTAGTTAAATCTCAAACAGCTGAACGAAAAGGAATTCCTAATAATCCTTCTCCA